ATTTCTTTAATAGATTGTGTAATATCACTTTGTCTCATACCTTCCTCATTGGGATTTAGTAGTGCTAATTGATTCTCAAAAGTATAGTAGAACCATTGGTCTAAACTAATTTTAGCTGATTTTGTTGGTATCATAGAAGAATTTAAACCAAGTATTTTACCTCTATCAGAAGAAACAAGAGATTCAATTTTAAATAGAATTACATTATATAAATAATCATAATGTTTAATTCTATCCATTATAGAAGTAGGTTCAGAGTTTAAAGCATCATAGAAACACCCTATATAAGATAATTTACATTTAGTTGGATTATCCATATCAAAGTATTGACCTGGAACTTCTTGTAATTGTAAATATAAATCACTATCTACCTTATATCCTTCATATCTAGCTACAACCCAAATAGTTCTTTCAGTTAAATCACCAACCTCTTTATTTAGTTTATAACTCTCATCAACTACTATCTCGTATGGTTCTTGTGTTTCTAAATCTACACCTTCAATAAATTTAATAGGTTTAAGGGATTTCCACTCACAATGAGTGACTCTAATCCTGTCATCAGACCTATTATCAGAAAATACATCTTGAAGAAAAAATTCTGAAGTTCTATTTTGTACTTTTTCATATAGTCTATCAATATCATCATTAGATAGTAAATCACCAAACCTATTCACTATCTCACTTAAAGTTAAAAACTCATCATATGAAGCCCATTCAGCATCTTCAACATTATGGTCAAATTCACCACAATCAAAGTATAATGGATTAATAACTTTTAAAGTAGGTTCTTTATTTTCAATACATACCCTAAATACTTCTTTAGAAGACAGTAATCCATGTTTCCAAGCTAAGTTAAACTTAGTTATAACACCTTCTTTCTCTTTAAGATATTCAAGAATTTGATAAGCTAATATCTCAGCAGGGTCTTGATGCTTTCTCTCCATATATTCTTTTACTTCTTCTGGAGTTCTAGCTTGAACTTCTTGTTCAATTTCTTGTTGTACCTGTTGATTTATTTGACTTATCTGCTCTTCACTTAAAGGTTCTTGTTGCTGTTGTTGTGCTTGTTGTTGAGCTTTCTCTTGTTCTACTTGTTGTCTAATAGGAGTAGTTATTTCCTTATATACAAAATCAAGTATTTGACCAAACTCCTCTTCTTCTTTCCTAGTAGTAGCCTCTGGATTTACAGCTAATACTTTAAAAGAAAAAGGTCTTCTCATCTCCATACCAAGTAAAGCTTTTATCTTACCTGATACAATATCTTTATGATTAAAATCTATTTTAGATTTAGCACCATCAACACCAAAAGGATAACACACAGATTGAAACTCCTTTATGTTTACCTTACCATTAAACAAATCATAGTTTGTTTTCATTCTGTGTTTATCAGAACTCTCTAATTCATCATCAAGGAATCCAATAATTAAATCTTCAGTTCTTCTACTGAAATTATTTATATTATCTTTATACCATTGATAATCATTAGATTCTTTTTGTTGTCTATTTAATCTACCTCCTACCATTTATTTTATTTAAAAAGTTAATTACTTCTGTTACTCTATCTACTGATGTAGAATATTCTTTTTCTAATTCCTGTTCTTGTAATTGCATCATACACATAAAAAAAGAAGATAATCTATCACAGTTAGTTTTTCTATTATATATTAAAAGTTCTTCTATAAATCCTGGACAATCTATTTCATCTATTGTAGATAAAGTATTACCAAAATCATCTTCATACCCATCTATAAGCCAGTTATTAGTATATTTTTCACAATCCTCTTTAATTTTATCTGTCATATGACAACCATATTTTCTATCAACTTTAGATGATTGTATAGAATTAGATATTGCTCTATCTGGTTGTGCTGCTAGGTATTTTAAAGCTTTCTTTCTCTCAAAATAAGTTATTGGGTGAGTAACTTCATTCTCTACCATAACTTGAGTATTATATAACATAGCTAACTTTAAAGCTATTTCATTAACTATATCAGCATTTTGTGGTCTCCCATAATACTCAGCTACTATTTTATACTTAGTTTTTTCTCCTCTCCAATGTCCTTTAAATACAGTTATAGCAGATAGTGAAGTACCATTATTTTGTCTATAGGGGTCATAACCTATTTTATAAAAATTCTGAGGTACTTTATCACTAGGAAACTCATATATAACTACAGCACCTGTTAAATCATTAGTTTTAGGCTTATAGTTCCAAATAGGATTCAAACTATTATTTAAATCTGGTTTAGCTAATACTTTAGTTTTATCAAGATTATAATGAAGTGTAACTGGAATACCTTTTTTAATATGTATAGATTTAGCTTGTATTTGATTTAACCTATTTCTTAATTCTTCTACTGGAAATACAGAGTGAGAAGTCATACTAAAGGCATCAGCAGGACAAGTTGGATACTCTTGCATATGTTTGTATAACACAGCTGAAGAAGATGAATTAGCTAATATTTTCTTTCTTCTTTCATTCTCCCATTTTAAAGCACCATCAATGTCAGAATTTCCTTGTTTATCATAGAAACCTTCCATATTAAGTTGTACAGGGTGAAAATATCCACAAACAGTATTATCAGCATTTTTATCCCATATATTTACAAATGGCATAAAACCATATGCTATCGGATTATAAAAAGTATCAGCATAGTCTGCTGTACCTTTTTCAAGGTCACCTGATGTACCACCAGCTATTATTTGTCCTGTTATTTTATTACCAGCAGTAAGAGCTGGTCTAATAGCTGATAAAGAATCTTTAAAATTATCAAAAGCACCAACCTCTTCAAGAAGACAAATCCATAAGTCTAATCCACGCATAGCATCAGGATTATCTTTAAAAGTACGTGTAGCATCAATAATAGATTTATAACCCTTCTCTATATTAACACCATTAACTTCTTCTACATAACCAGCTTTTACATAATTCTTTTTATCTATTAACCTATTCTTACTAAAACCTGTATACTCATTAAAAAAGTTTAAATATTCTAATGTTTTATCCATTGTTTGGTCTATAAACTTCTTTTCATAAGCACCAATAGCATTAACAGAACTTCTAATTGTATTGTAAGCATTAGCTATAATAAAAGCTGATTTATAGCTAAACCCTTTTCTACGACTTTTTGCTATAAGAAAGTGATAACCACCATCAAGAAAATCTAAATGAGGTTTAGAAAACAGCTTTAATCTATCTAATACTCTTAGTGATATTTTATCTCTCTCATCTTTAATAGTATTATATTCATCATCTGTTGGTTTTAAAGATTTGAGTTTTTTATTTAGAGCATTCCAATCTTTTCTCTCTTTATCTGTACTTGGCACTTGTGTGTGTTTAGAAAATAAACCATTTCTTGCTATTTCTAAACACCAAAAAAACTCATAATCTCCGTCCCAAAAATCTGGAAAAGATATAGTTTTCTTAGCTGTTACATCATCACTATCATCATCATATTCAACTTTTAATATTTGACCAAAGTTTAAATAAGCATAAAAATCACCAGTTATTTTAACACCATCAATTTCATAACCTTCAGTACACCTTTTTAATTGTTCTTTCCAATAGTCCAACCATTCTGGAGTACCTATAGGTGATTCACAATAATATCCTTTTTCAGTAAATCTTATAGCTTCTTTTCTTAAAAGTGTTGTATCTTTCCATTTACCATTATTATATCTAATGTTACTCATACTAATTTTCTAATGGATTAATAGATTTATTACCCCTTGTTCTAGCAGTATCAAAAAAATCTTGGTCTACTTTTTCTTTTAAACCATTCATAGAAATCATAAGTTTCTCCACTTTCTCTAATGAAGCATAAACTTCAGAGGGTTTATATACTGGCATTCCAGATTTAGTTCTTTCATCTAAATCTATATTAAGTAGAAACTCTCTTGTTTTTATTAGTGTATCCATAGATTGCTTATACATCATATAGTTAAATGAACCTTCAGTTTGAAATTCCTCTATCTTAGCTAAACACTGTTCTATAAGAGCATCTGGTTTCCAATCACTAGGAAATTTTAAAGTTTCTATTAATTTATAAAATCTCTGTTCATCAGAATACTGAGCATAAGGATTAGTCTTCCTCTTAGAAGACATTAACTCTATAAAACTAAATTCTTTTATAGCCTGAGACTTATCAGGAGAATTATCTCTCTCCCATATATCTCTAAAAGGAGATATAAGTAAAGTCTCAGGATTTGGTTTAGCTATATTATTTTCTAATATAAACAAATAAGCCATTACTTACTAATAGTATATCTAAAGATTTGTGTTTCAGATAAAGGACTTTTCTCTTCAAATTTCTTACAAGCTAAAGCATAAGATTTTCTTTCAATCTCATCTTCTACAACAGAACCTAAGAAATACTCTTCTTTATCAATAAATAAGTATTCAGCTTTAGAGCTTACTTCATCATAAGTTTTTATTACAAAAACATCTCTATAAATTCTTTCTTTCATATTTGTTTTATTTAAGTTACTATAGTCTTTTACTCTAGGTTCTTTAGACCTTAGATTATTACCATTAATATCTTCTGATTTTACTTTAGGAGCAATAACTATCTCCCCTTTACTAATATAAATCATAATTAAAATTCTTTTAATAAACAATAAGTTACAGTTTTTTGATTACCAATAAAATCAAGAATTTCATAATACTTTTTAGTATCATTAACTACTTGACAACCAGTACTCCAACCATTAATAAAAGGAATAGTAAAGAAACCAGGTTGATAAGTTGCTGTATGGAAGTTAATACCTATAATACCTTCTCTTAACTTACCTATTTCTTCAACCTTATTATTCTTATTCCAATCTCTATAATACTTAATAGGTGTAAGTTGTCTTAATGCTCTCATCTTACCTCTATGAAGTCCTGGTGACCACAAATTATAATACCACTCATTAGTCTTTATTACAGCACAGCCTTCTGAATTATATGTATGATAGTTCTTTAGTCCAGTAAGTCCAGCATTAGTAGTACCACTAGTAGTAGTAATAAAATTTTCACCCTTAAACAAATAAAATTTATCATCAAATTCATTAAATAAATCTTCTTGTGATTGTACTCCTAATATCCAATAATCTTTAGGTATACTCTTAAAAGAAGATAAAGATTTCACCTTATCTAATAATTGTTTATCAGTGTATTTTTTCATACTCAATTTTTTGTTGTAATTAATTTAAATATTAAATCTTCACAAGACCCATCAATATAATTGACAGTAAAACTCTTAGTAACTTCAAGTTGATTAACTTCTAAATGAAAAGGTATTCTATCTACATAAAATAATACTGTAAGAATTTTATTTTCATAACCTCTTATCTCTATACAACTTCCACAATAGTTACTATAATGAGATATTTCACTAGAAATATCTTCATTTGACTCAAAGTGAATTTCAATCCTAGAACCTTCCTTCACTTCACCTAAATCTTTAATAGTTTCTTCCCACTTACTCACCTTTATACAATTTAAATTTGTTATCTCTT